TTATCGGAGGTGACGGGGCAATCAACGCCCTAAAGTCTATGCGTGACCGCCGGGACGTTATCACATACATCGGTGTGACCCGGATGAACAATCTCGTTTTCACCAGCTTAAAGTTTGACCGGTCTTATAAAAACCGGCACGGCGCGTCTTTTTCGGCCACACTCAAGCAGGTGCAGATAACTTCATCGGAGTTTGTTCCGATGGATGCTGAGCTTGCCATGACGAGCCAAGACGCGGGGAAAAGCCAGAACCCGCAGCTTGCCAGAACAGTGAGCACGGGTATGGCAATTTTGGCTATCCAGTCCGTAAGCTCCACCGCTGCGGCGGCGCTGAGGTCCGTAAATGTATCGGGCGGCAGCGCCGCTCCGCTCACGCGGATCACCGGCGGCTATGACGGTCTGGCGCGGCGTTGAGGAGGTGTGAAGTATGGCGCTGCAACTGATTGACTTGAATGAAGATATTGAGTACATCAACATCGACGCATCGAAAGTGCCGTACTCATTCTCCATCAAACTGACCGACAAGACGTTCAGCTTTACGGTCAAGTACAACGATACCGGTGGGTTCTATACGATAGACCTGCTTGACGCAAATGGGAATGTCCTTGTGTTCGGTGAAATCGTCCGCTACGCCCGCCCGCTGTTCAACGTGGTGGAGGACGAGCGGTTCCCGATACCGGTTATCATCCCCCTGTGCATCACAGGAGACAGCGTTTCGGAGGTCACGAAAGAGAACTTCGGGAAAGACGTGAAACTGTATCTCCGGGAAAGGACGGTGCAGTGACATGGCATTCTGGATCAGGGACGCGACGCTCACCATCGGCAATAAGCAGTATTCCCTCGGCGGCCTGAATTTTACCTTTGAAATCCCGTTTGAGGACAGCGACGAGCCGCCTGTGGCAACGATAAAGGTCACGAACCTCTCCGCAGCCACGAGAGCCGGAATCAAGAAAAACGACCCGGTTGTGCTGAACGCCGGGTATGAGGGCGATGTCGGCTGCGTCCTCATCGGAAAAGTGGTCGGCCTGAAACACAAACAGGCCAACACCGACTGGACCTCAACCCTGACGGTGCAGCCGTGCGCTGACGAGATACTCGGCAGCCTGATAAACAAGACCTACGCCAAAGGGATAAAGGCGTCTGCCATCGTGCGCGACCTGCTGAATATCTTTGGTGTGGAGGTGTCCAAGTGCGAGCTGACTGAGGACATCAGCTACCCGCGTGGGCGGGTGTGCCGGGGAAATTTGAAGCAGGTGCTGACGGAGATTGTGGTGAACGAGTGTAAGAGCCGGTTCATCATCCGGGCGACCGGGCAAATCTACATCACCAAAGCGGACGATGGCATCAACAACGGCGTGACCCTTACCTCCGCTACCGGCCTGCTGAGGGCCGATGAGGAGAAAGTAGCGATACCGTATGAGACTGACCTGAACTCCCAGAAAACCGGCGAGGACCGGGACGATGACACCATTTCCCGTTCCTGCCTGCTCAATTATCGGATAGCCACTGCCGAGGTGGTAAAAATCCAGTCGAGCAACCTGAATGGCCGTTTCATTGTGGTGAAAGGCTCCCACAAGGGCGGCAGGACGGGCGATTGGGAAACTTCGATGGAGCTGAAACCTTATTGAGAAAGGAGCTGCGGAATGTCCGCTATCAACGAATACGAATACCAGCAGATCCACGACAAGCGGCTTGCGGAATCCATCTGCGTGGCGGCTACCGTCAAGGTCGTGGCTTTTGACCCCGCGAAGATGACGGTGGACGTTCAGCCGCTCTCGAAGCATTTGCAGAACGGGAAATATGAGAGCCAGCCGCCTATTTTGGGCGTACCCGTGGCGTGTACCCGCTGCGGCGGGTTCATCACAAGGCCGTGGATAAAGGTGGGAGACACCGGCGTGGTGGTCTACCTCGACCACGACATGGACAGCACCGTCACGGGCGGCAAAGAAGCCAAGCCCCTCACGGAGCGCAACCATGCCACGACAGACGCTATTTTCATCGGCGCAATCGTGGCGGGCAGCTACTCGTCCTCCGGCCTACCGGCAGACAGCCTTGTTCTCGCCACCGAAAACGGCAGCGTCTATGTGGCGGTATCTGCGGCAGGCGTTGCAATAAAGGGAAACCTGACCGTGACGGGGAACGTGAACAGCTCCGGCAACATAAGCGCGGCGGGCAACATGACCGCTGCCGGCGATGTCCTTGCCGAGAGTAGCATAAGCGGCGCCCACCACACGCACCCCGGAGATTCGGGAGGCAGAACGGGGCAGCCCGGATAAGGAGGCAGTATGGATAACATGACACTGCTTATCGACCCGGAATCGAGGGATTTGGTGTTTGACACCGACGGGTCGTTCAAGAAGATATACGGGGACGACACCACCGTACAAAACGTGCGCCACACGCTCCTTGCGTGGAAAGCGGAGTTCTTCGCTGATGAGACGCACGGCACTGATTATGAGAGCATCGTCGGCCAGAGCATGAACGACGTTGACGATGACGAGATAAAAGAGGTCATTCGGGAGGCTGTGTTTCAGGACCCCGATGTGTCTCAGATTGATTCAATCTCCGTCTCCTACGAGGGACGGACAATAACTGTTGAACTCACCGCCACCCTGTCGGATGGCGAGAAAATAGCATTGGAGGTGACGGCATAATGGCGAAGACCACAGATTGGGGCTTGACGGACGCTGGTTTCAGACGCCCCACATACGCGGAGCTGCTGGACGCTCTGGAATACAAAGCTCGCGAGCTGTACGGGTCGCGGGCAAACCTGACTGTTCGCTCCCCGCTCGGCGTGTTCCTGCGCATCTACGCTTGGATGCTGAACCTCTTGTTCTCCACGCTGGAAGATGTGTATAACAGCCGGTTCATTGACACGGCTGTCGGGACGAGCCTCTATAACCTCGGGCGAGCAATCGGCTTGAAGCTCCTCGGAGCGCAGAAAGCGGTCGGCTACCTGACCTTTACCGGCGAGGACGGCGTGGAGGTCCCGGAGGGCTACCTTGCTGAAACGACTGCCGGCGAGCAGTACATTACCCTGCAATCCGGCGTGATAACCAGTGGGAGCGTCACTCTTTCCGCGACCGCTGTTGTGCCGGGGCCTGACGGGAATACGGAGAAGAACACCATCACCAATATCGTAAACCCCATGAGCGGCATCGAAGCCGTCACGAACGCCTCTGCGTTCGAGGGCGGCAGAAATACGGAAACCGATGCGGAGTTCCGTGAGCGGTACTATCTGTCCGTGGACTTTGCGGGCGGCGTGAATATTGACGCCATCGTCGCTGAGATCTACGAGAGCGTTGAGGCTGTCATAGCGGTGGCTGGCGAGGAGAACGATACCGATGTCCAGAGCGAGAGCGGGCTGCCTCCCCACTCCATCGAGATTATCGCCTATGGCGGCCTTGATGAAGATGTGGCGGGGGCAATCTTCCGCAGAAAGGCGGCGGGCATCCAGACCTACGGAAACACTTCCGTTTCTGTCGTAAGCTCTGCCGGCACGACGCACAAAATCAAGTTCAGCCGCCCGACGCCCGTGAACGTCTGGGTGAAAATCACCGGCCTGAAAACCGACAGCGTGTTCCCGCTTGACGGGATTGACCGTATCAAGCAGAACATCGTTGAGTATATCGGCTCCAACACGAGAGGCGGTATGGCTATCGGGCAGGACGTGATTTGCGTCACTCTTCCGACCGAGGTGCTTAAAGTGCCGGGGGTTGTTGACTTCGACCTGCAAATCAGCTCAAACGGCTCTGTGTTCAGCCGTGAGAACATCACGATTGCGGCCCGTGAAAAGGCGGTCACTGACGAAAGCAAGGTGACGGTCGAATGAGGAACTATCTTTCTGAAATGCTGTACGCGCTGACAAGCGCATACACGAGAAAAGACTACAATAACCGCCGCCGTGACCTCCCCATTGAGACGAACATCGGAAAGCTGTTCGCCATCCTCGCATGGGGGCTGGATTCCGTCGAGGAGCAGACCGAGCTGATAAAGCTGTGGGAGGACATCGACTATGCGGAGGGCGCGGTCCTCGACCGGTACGGGGCCAATTTCGGCGTCGCCCGTATCAGCCCTGATGACAGGTTCTACCGCATGGCAATCAAGGTGAAGCTAATGGCGCAGCTTTCCGGCGGCGACATCAACACCGTCATTGAGGCGGCAAGCGCCCTGCTGGAAGTGGATGTGTCCGAAGTCATGCTCGATGAAGTCTATCCGGCCAAAATCGAGCTGTTCGTGGACCAGAAGCTCCTGTCCCCGGAACGCATTGAGATGCTGGATTTGATTGCCGAGGCCATCAAGCGAATCCTCGCGGCGGGCGTGGGACTGCGCCTTTACCTGCGGACCCACAGCACTTATCGTCATGAGATTGTCGTGCGGCACTGCGGATATGCGGCGACCGAGCAGAGCGCCCCGCCATTTACAAAGGACAGGGACGCCAGAATGACCCTGAAAACGCTCTACGGCACGTTCCAGCCCACGGAGG